ACTATGATATCGTCGTTATATCAAAGACTGGGCAGATCGGCGAAATCCTTGAAGTCCAAGGGTTGCAAATTGCGCTGCCTAGAGTGCCCACCGGGAATGTGCTTCAACATAAAGAAGACAAATGGGTAAAGACTGAGTATCCAAAAGAGCTAGGCCGTATAAAAAGTATATTCGACTGGAGAGACTATCCAGACGAACAAAAAGAAAAGTGGTACGACTATATTGACGAAGAGTTCAAGCGTAGAGACGAAGGATTCTGGTTTACTAATAAAGGCGTACCGACATACATAACAGGTGCACACTACATGTACCTGCAATGGAGCAAGATTGATGTTGGAGCTCCAGATTTTAGAGAGGCAAACAGACTATTCTTTATATTCTGGGAAGCCTGTAAAGCTGATAAGAGATGCTATGGGATGTGCTACCTTAAAAACCGTCGTTCAGGTTTCTCGTTTATGTCATCAGCTGAAACAGTTAACTTAGCCACTATATCGAGTGATAGTAGATATGGGATACTCTCTAAGTCTGGAGCCGATGCAAAGAAGATGTTTACAGACAAGGTTGTACCTATATCTTTAAACTATCCTTTTTTCTTCAAGCCAATACAAGACGGTATGGATCGTCCAAAGTCAGAGCTAGCGTATAGAGTTCCAGCTAGTAAGTTTACTCGTAAAAAAATACAAGCAAACGAACAACTAGAGCAGATAGCTGGCCTTGACACTACGATCGACTGGAAGAACACTGGTGACAATAGCTATGACGGTGAAAAACTAAACTTGCTAGTACACGACGAGAGTGGTAAGTGGGAAAGGCCTGATAACATACTAAACAACTGGCGAGTTACTAAAACCTGTTTAAGGTTAGGTAGTAGAATCGTTGGTAAATGCATGATGGGTTCAACTAGTAATGCATTAGATAAAGGTGGAAGTAATTTTAAAAAGCTGTACAATGATTCTGACGTATCAAGACGAAATGCTAATGGACAAACGAAGTCTGGGCTTTATTCTCTCTTTATCCCAATGGAATGGAACTATGAAGGATTTATTGATGAATACGGACTTCCAGTCTTTGATAATCCATGTGATGGAGAACGACTGGGACCAGACGGTGAATTAATCGATGTAGGCGTTATAACTAACTGGGAGAACGAGGCTGAAGGTTTAAAAGATGATCAAGACGCGTTAAACGAGTTTTATCGTCAGTTTCCTAGAACTGAGGAGCACGCGTTTAGAGATGAAACTAAAAACAGTATATTTAATTTAATTAGAATATACGAACAGATAGATTTTAACGAGGGCAGTAGATATAACGCTCATGTTACTAAAGGAAGCTTTGGTTGGGTTAACGGTGTTAAAGACACTCAAGTTGTGTTCCACCCAGATCCAAACGGTAGATTTAGTGTTAGCTGGGTGCCGCCAGCTAGCTTACAAAATAGGCAAGTTATAAAAAATGGAATTAAATACCCAGGTAATGATCACGTTGGCGCCTTTGGTTGCGATAGTTATGATATCAGTGGCACGGTTGACGGTCGCGGTTCTAAGGGCGCTTTACACGGATTAACGAAATTTTCTATGGAAGACGCGCCTTCAAGCACGTTCTTCCTAGAGTACATAGCAAGACCACAAACCGCAGAGATGTTCTTTGAAGACGTTCTAATGGCATTAGTATTTTACGGGATGCCTTTGCTTGCGGAGAACAATAAACCTCGCCTATTGTATTATTTACGACGTAGAGGATATAGAGGCTACAGCATGAACAGACCAGATAAAGCATGGAAGAAGCTATCAGTAGCTGAGAAAGAAGTGGGTGGTATACCAAACTCAAGTGAAGATATAAAGCAAGCTCACGCTGCTGCAATTGAGATGTATATTAACGAGCACGTAGGGCACAAGGGTGACGGTGAGTACGGTACGATGTATTTTAACGAAACGTTACTAGACTGGTCAAGGTTCGATATAAACCGCAGAACAAAGCATGACGCTTCAATAAGTTCAGGTTTAGCTATTATGGCTTGTAATAAAAACTTGTACGCACCAAATCCAAACCGAGAAAAAAGACCATTAAATTTGAATATATCAAAATACGATAACAAAGGATTCACATCCCAATTAATAAAATAAAGCATGGCTGAGTCAGTATATGTTAATTTTCCTTCTCAAGTTGTTAGCGACTTAGAAAAAATGAGTTCAGAGTATGGGCTTAAAATAGCTAAAGCTATTGAGCAGGAATGGTTCAATGGGGTGCAGTCTAATAGATATGTAGATACTCAAAACAAGTTTCACAGACTAAGACTGTACGCTAGAGGAGAACAATCAATACAGAAATATAAAGATGAATTATCTATTAATGGTGATTTATCTTATCTTAATTTAGACTGGAAGCCAGTACCTATTATACCTAAATTTGTAGATATTGTTGTTAACGGTATGTCTGAGCGCATGTTTAACGTAACTGCGTATGCTCAAGATCAATACGGTGTTAGCAAAAGAACTGAATACATGGAGTCTCTTATTAGGGACATGCAGGCTAAAACATATAACGATCAGGCTGGTAAGTTCTTCAATATGGACTTATACGAAAATGAAAAAGAAGAGCTACCTGAAACTAAAGAAGAGTTAGAGTTGCATATGCAGCTTAATTACAAGCAAGCTGTAGAATTAGCTGAAGAGCAAGCTATCAACGTGCTGCTTGATGGTAATAAGTACGATTTAACCAGAAGAAGATTACTTCATGACTTAACTGTATTAGGTATAGCGTGTGTAAAAACAGGTTTTAACACTAGTCAAGGTGTTACGGTTGATTATGTAGATCCAGCAAATATAGTTTACTCTTACACAGACTCTCCGTATTTTGACGATATATATTACATAGGTGAAGTTAAAACTCTATCTATAAACGAACTTGTTAGAGAGTTTCCCAATTTAACTCAATCAGAGCTAGAAGAAATAAAGAAAAGCTCTTACAGACCTAGACGTAAGTACAATAGAGTAGAGGTGCGTGATCAAAACAAAGTTCAAGTTTTATATTTTAATTATAAAACGTACATGAACGATACGTACAAGCTAAAGGAAACTGGCACTGGTGGAGAGAGAGCTATACAAAAAGACGACACGTTTAATCCACCAGAAAACAAAGAAGGTGGATATATGAAGCTGCAACGTGCTGTAGAAGTTGTTTACGAAGGAGCAGTTGTTGTTGGTATTGACAAGCTTCTTAGGTGGAATATATGCGAAAATATGATGCGTAGTAAGTCTGACTTTAATAAAGTTAAGATGAACTACAATATAGTAGCACCGCATCTATATGATAACCGCATCGAGTCTCTTGTTAGTAGAATTACTGGTTTTGCTGACATGATTCAGCTTACGCATTTAAAGCTACAGCAAGTTATGTCGCGCATGGTTCCTGATGGAGTATACCTTGACGCGGATGGACTTGCTGAAGTTGATTTAGGTAACGGAACTAATTACAATCCACAGGAAGCTCTTAATATGTTCTTCCAAACTGGTAGTGTAATTGGTAGATCGTTTACTCAAGATGGTGATCCTAATCCTGGTAAAGTGCCTATTCAGCAAATAGCAAATGGCGCAGGTCAAGATAAAATTGGTAGTCTGATACAAACGTACAACTATTACTTGCAGATGATACGTGATGTAACGGGTTTAAATGAAGCTCGTGACGCTAGTATGCCAGATCCTAAATCGCTAGTTGGTATACAAAAGTTAGCTGCTGCAAACTCTAATGTAGCTACTAGACATATTCTACTTGGCTCTATGTATTTAACTTCTGAAGTCGCTGAGTCATTGTCGTTACGTATATCAGATATACTTGAGTACTCTCCAACTGCTGAAGCTTTTGTACAAGCTATAGGTTCACACAATGCAGCCACGTTAAAAGAAATGTCAGAGCTGTACCTGTACGATTTTGGTATATTTATTGAACTCATGCCAGACGCAGAAGAAAAACAACTTCTTGAAAACAATATACAAACAGCTTTGGCACAACAGTTAATAGATTTAGATGATGCTATAGATATTAGAGAAATACGTAATGTAAAATTAGCAAATCAATTATTAAAAATAAAGAGAAAGCAGAAACAAGAACGTGATCAAAAAATCCAACAGGACAACATCAAAGCGCAAGCAGAAGCGAATGCGCAAGCTCAACAAGCCGCTGCTCAAGCTGAGATACAAAAAAATCAGGCAAAAACTCAAGCGGACTTGCAATTAGAGCAAGCTAGAAATCAGGGTAGATTAACACAGCTACAAGAAGAAGTTAGGTTAAAGAAAGAGTTAATGGCTTACGAGTTTGAATTAAATCAACAGTTGCGTGAACAAGATCGTGGTCAAGCCATGAAATTAGAGCAAGTAAAACAAGACGGAAAAGTTAAGCAAGAACAAGCTAAAAAGTTTGAGTCTTCAGGTAATGATATACTTGGAGGCGGAGTGGGTTTAGATAAATTTAACCCACAAGTAGGAAATTAATTATATAATATTTTATCATGGAA